GATTTATTGCGATGCATTTGCGAGGTCCTTTTTAAAGTTAGCCGCGAGGCCGAGGTTTAACGGGGGGTTCTCCTGGAAATGTTCTCCGGATTCATCGTCAAACATTCCAAGTTGATGCAATGAGAAGTCGGCAGGATGTAGCCCGACCTTAGAGTCCGGTGTATTCGCCGCGAGAGCGAAGGCACGAATGGCCACGTTTGATGAGGCCATGTAAAAGGGCGGAGAGTAGACACGAGCAACTGAATCATACATTGCAAAGCAGAAGTATTTCATAGTTTCCTTTTTAGGTTATCAAGAGCAGCTTGTTTTACTTCTTCTCGAACACGGAGTCGCCACGGTGAAGAATTGAGGCGATTTTTTCGAGTATTAGCGCGCCGAACACGTTTCCCTTTGATAGTTCGGAGTAAGCGAGGAGCTCGGCTATCGAGCCGTTTGTCGTAGAACCTGGGGGGCTTTCGTTGTTTTCCATTGTGGATTACCTCGTCAGAAGGGTATACGTCCGTCCCATACAGGCGTAGCCAGGAGTCGCCGATAGCGGGTCTTGTTGAACAAAGGATGAACTCCGGTATCGCCGTTGAAATTTCCCCGGTAGAGGGGTTCGTCCGTGAATAGTGAGACGAGGCCATCTGGCCTGTGATTTTTTTTGTCGCATAGCGAGCACAGTAGGCGGCTGTCGCCGGCGTCAGGTCGCCCACAGTAGTAATCCCCTTGCCCCATCGGTCCTCCAGGAATTGAGAGTGATAGTTGTGCGAGTCCGGCGCCCTGTTAGCTTCCCAGGGCCGGTACTCGCGGAAGTCGTAGCCGAAGATTAGCGCGTGATAGTGCGGTCGACCGAGGTTCCCGCCGTGAATAGCGCGGAAGGTGGAATCCTCGTCGTCCCCGTACTCCCCGCAGAAGAAGTAAGAGATTTTGATCGAGCCTAGCCAGAAGCGTAGGCGTTTGAGAAAGTCCTGAACGTCCTTTTTGACGAGCGTTCCTCCCGCGGGGAGATTCTCTTCGTTGTAGGTGAGAGTGATGAAACAATTGCGCTCGTGCATTTGTGATTCGTGCACGCAGCGAGTCGCCCATTGCAGGGCGTGATCCAGGCGGCAGCCGATACAGCCGCCGCATGGAAGTGTTACGGGCCGGTCCGCGTAGCCGGCCGTTGGAGAAAAGACTATCGAGCGTTTTCCTGAGGGATTGGTTGTGCGGGCTCGGTAGCCTTGGATTGGCTTGTAGCACGGCACTCTAGAGCCGGATCCCGCCGCGCATTGGATTCGTGGCGAAGTTCTTGCGGTGATGTCTCACAGCGTGCCGGGTGAAGTGAGATTTGGAAGCCGAATTGCCCATTTTGTGGCGCATGATTTAGGTCCTTTTCTAAGTGGATGATTAGCAACAGCTTAACAAGTATAAGCATGATTTGCTGTCAGTAGGCATATTATTAACAAGTAATGTGCATATGCCTGGTGGACCGCTTTAGGCGGTCTTTTCGGACCTGCGGTCCGATTTCGCAGGGCCTCCGGCCCCGCGATCTAGTTCGGAAAGGCCACCCCTGGATTTAGAATCCTCAGGAAGGGCCTTTTCCGGGCCGTGGCTGCGTTCCCCGGAAGGGTCAGGTAGGGGGGCAGCTTCAGCGTCCGAGGGCCTCAAGAGGCCCATTTCCCGCATTTCGTCGAGGTTTCGCTCGTCGTGGACGAAGTCCAGGAAGCGGGCAGGGTCGTTTTGAAAGCGCGCGCGGACCGCGCTGGGTAGCTCCTGGAACATCGACCGCCCCGCGGCGATTGTTTCCATGGAGTTTTGGAATTCGATTCCGGTTGTATCGCCGTATTGCGGCTGGAATCGGTTAGTGAAGGCCAGGATTCCGGTTTTGTCGAACCTGGCCATGATGGTGTTGATGTCGCACTCGTTTTTAAACTCCTGCTTTGTTCGCCCGGTTTCTGGAAAGGCGATAGACAGTCTTTGGCGAGGACCGTAGGCCGTCCGATAGTGCGTTTTGTTAGGTGAGTGTTTTTGTTCGTAGAGTGGTTGGACGGTAGAAGGTCCGGGGCCATTTTTGTTTGTCATTTACGCGCCTTTCTGATTTTTTCGTATTTCGGGCTCATGTTGTAGGCGGCGCCAGCTTCATTGCTGGGCCAGCCTTTTGGATATCCGGGTTCCTTCCGGATTTCCTCGGCCACTTGTTTTGCTGAGTGCCGAGGGGTGAGGAATTCCCTCACCTTGTCGATCTTGGGACCAATGTAGTTCCCGATCTTTTCCTTGACCGTATCCGATTTCGGAATGTTGTCCTCGAAGAATTGATTGACCTTCCCGAGGCCCGTGCCGGCGACATCGCCGGCCTTGGTCAAGGTCGCTGCAGCGAGCGTTGGACCGCCGCCGCCGCGATTGATGAGTTGTTGCCGAGCATAGAGCTCGGGGTTCTTGTTAAATTCCGCGAGCTCCGCATTGCTCATTGCCGCCAGATTGCGAAGTGGGATCTCCGCCTGCTGGGCGTTCCGCGTTTGTTGCGCGGTATTTTGCGCGGTGATTTTAGAAGCTTCGACCTCTTGGCCGCCCTTGTAGGCCGCCACGCCTGAGGACGCGGCATCGCCGAGAATGTTGTCGAATTTCATGCTTGCGCCTGATGGGGTAGAGGCCCCCATGCCCCCCGTGCCAGAGAGAATAGGGTTAAGGCCGGCAGCGCGAAGGTCCCGGACCTCGCGTTGATGGGCCGTGTTGCTCATTCGTTCCTGGAACTTCATTTGCTTCTTGATAGATTTTGCTGACGATTTGTTGGATATAACGCCGCCGATAAGCCCGGCGGCTGCTACTCCTGCGCCGATGTATGCGGGCATCTTT